ATCATCATGTCGAGCGGGAAATCCCGGATGACCTTGATCGGCACTTCGCCCATCGTCAGGTCGCCCTGCGTGAACGCCGTCGTGCCGCCGTCAGGCCGCTGCAGGTTGTTGCCCGAGTACCGGCGATCGGAGTCGAGCAGCTGGATGTAGAGCCGACGCGTCGAGTGGTGGCAGATGATCAGCTCGACCTTGGAGCCGAGCTTCTGGTCGAGCACATCCGCAACCTGCTGCAGCACGTCCACGCTCAGCGCGCCCGTGCTCGCCTTCACGTAGCTCTGGAAGTTGCCGTAGATCGAGCGGTCCACGCCAAAGTAGTTGGCGCGGTAGGTGCCGTCATCGACCAGGGCGATGAGCCCCCAGAACGCGTGCTCGTACGACGTGTCGAGCGCATCCGTCACGCCCGACGACGCGGCCTGCACCACGTAGTCGTTTTCCGCGCCGTTGGTCGGCGCCGACGACAGCGTGATGTCGGTCCCGTCGCTGTTGACCGCCGTCACCTGGCGCACCGAGGACGCGCGCAGCGCGCCGGTCGCCGGGTTGACCAGGCCGACGTACATCCCGACCTGGACGAACCGATTCCCGAAATTGTCGTTGGTGATGCCGCCTGGCGCGTCCATCTCCAGCGTCGTGTTGCCGGTCGGGGTCGCTTCGTCCACCAGGCCGAGCACGCCACGCCCATCCGTGCAGAGCGCGTACTCTTCCTTCTTCGCCAGATCCTTGATGAGCCCGTTCGTCTCGTCCTTGCGCGCCTGCTTGAACGCGCCCTTGCTGGACATCGAGTCGAGCATCGCTTCCGACGTGAGCCGGATGCGGCCCATCAGCTTGCGCTGGCCGACGCGCAGCTGGACGTGGCCCTGGTTCGTGGCTTCCGCGAAGGCCGAATCCTCGCCCACGAACATGGGCGACGCGTTGCGGCTGACGTGCGCGGTGTAGACCACCTCACGCCCGCCGAACGGGTTCTTCTCGAACTTGAACAGCTCTTTCAGCGGATTGCGGTTGTTGACCTGCTCTGAAATGAAATCTTCGTAGTAGTCCTTGAAGATTCCATCGATCGTCTGTGTGTCTGCACCCATTACCCCGCCCTCGTTGAAGCGTCAGCGGTTCGCCTCTTCAAACGCTTCAAAAGCGCGCTCGTGCAGCTCGTCCTCGTCCTTCGGTGGTTTCTGCGGTCCCTTACCCAGCGCCTGCGTCCCGACGCCAGGGATGGGGAGCCGCGAACGCCGATCCGCACGGCGCTGCTCGTTGGCGATTGCGGATCGACGGACGGGTTCGAGCATGAGCGACTCGACCGACTGCCAAAATTCCGCAACGAGGTTCGGATCCTGGTTGATGTAGCGGGCCTTCGCCTGGTCGTCGTTCTGTACCCAGTCGATGAACGCGCTCTCGATCCAGCGGCGAGCTTTCACGTCAGGCTGTCCGCCGTAGACCTTGTGCATGGACTGTTCGAGCTGCCGGAGGTAGTGATGTCCGACCGTCGTCCAGTAGTGCTCGGTCTGCGCCTGGAAACCGGGGGCGGCGCCGATCAGGGCTTCGAGATGATCCGGGGGCAGCTGAAAGAGCTTCTGCGCCTGCGGGAACAGCTTGAAAAACTGCGCCTTGATCTGCTCCGATTCCTGGTCCGGTTCCTCAGCGGGCGGCTTCGGCGTTCTCGCGGTCTGCAGCTCGTACTGCAGCTGCGAGATGATCTGACGCGCCCGATCCGTAACTTCGTTGAGGCGTGTACGTGGAATCCATTCCCCGTTGTTGTTCGGGGGGCCGCTCGCGCCAGCTGACGCGCTGGTAGGCGGGGTAGGCGAGGTCGGCGGGGTTCCGGTGCCGCTGGGCGACGACGGCGTTACGCCCTGGTCGCTCCCGCCATCGCTGACGGGCGCTTCGTAATTCGGATCACTCACGGTTGCAGCTCCTGCCCTTGGTCACGCGGTCGGGTCCGCGAGAGCTGCACGCGAGGCTAAGCACGCGAATGCCGCGCGTTAAGCGCGGCTATATAAATTTTTTTTGGTCCGCTGGTCCGACGCCCGTTTTAATCCCCTGGTCGCACGCTCAGGCAGGCTCTTGTCGTGCGTGTGCGCTTCCCAGCGCTTCGCCATCGCCGGGTGCTTGGCGTACATCCAGCGCCGCTGCGCTTCACTTTTGAACGGCATCGCGCCACCGATCCGGCAGACACGAGTACCCGCAGTACCGCCCGCACGACGGATGCTGCAGCCACTTCACGGGCGCTCCGTCAGGGCAGACGTGCGGCGGCACGAGCGCGGGCCGAGCCCCCGGGCCGGTCATCGCGCAGCTCACCGTCACGAACCCGATCGCCACGATTATTCCGGCCCTCGTTTGTCGGCCCCTTCGTTGCTGCCCGTGCGCTCGTGGTGCTCGCCGCTCTCGCTGTTCGAGCGCTCCATCGCCCCGCCCTTCTTCGGCGGTTCGGCGGGCGCGGGCGGCTGCATCGCCATCTGGTGTTCCTGCAGATGCGCGGTGAAAAACTGCTCCAGGACCGGGAACTGCTGGAAGATTTCGCGCGCCCGATCGCCGTTCGCCCACTTGCGGTGCTCGCCAAAGTGGACGGACGGTTCGTGCCACAGCTTCGCCTGGAACGGCGTCATCGGCGGCAGCTGCGGCGGCGGCGCCTGCTGCATCGGCAGCTCCATGCCCGTGGCCGCTGCCGCGAGCTGCTGGACCTGCTGCTGCTGCTGGTACTGCTGCATCTGCAGCTGCCACTGCTGAACGGCCATGTCCAGCTGCGGCAGCATCTGCTGGAATTCGGGCGCCGCCACCCACTGCTCGAACGCGTCCTGTTCCTGCTTGGCGCTCTTGACGTCGTAGTCGAGCGTCTCCACCAGGTCGTTGAGGCCCAGGCTCTTGAGGATGTTGTAGCGCTGCTCAGGATCCTGCGGGTTGATCAGCGCGAGCTGGTTCGCCTGCTCGATCGCGGCACGGCGGCCCAGGTTCGTCTTGGGCGCGTCGGTGCCGTCCTCGACCATGATCGAGACCGCGCCCTGCAGATCCGCGTTCTCGAAATGCTTGTAGGTCCAGCCGCTGTTCGGGCTGACGACGGCGAGCACGCGTTCGGTCGGCCCGTACGAGCGCTCCAGCTCCAGCGCCATCTGGAACCACTTGCGGTACGCTTCGCCGCGCTCGCTGAACACGGTCGCAAACCGCGACTGCCCGCGCTCGACCAGGAGCTGCAGCGCGCTGAACGCTTCGACGCCAGTCGGCTTCGCGCCCTTGATGACGTCGAACGTCCCCATGAGCTGCTCGAAGTCGGTCAGGTACTGCTGGCGCAGCTGGAAGAGCGTCGGCGGTACGTTCTCGCCCTGGATCCGTTCCGGCTTCGCACCGTTCGCGGCGAGCGAGTTGTAGCGCACGACCAGGCCAGGTTCGCCCGTGAACGAGCGCACTTCGGCGCCCTTCGGCTCCAGCCAGATCGGGTTCGCCGTGCGCTGGATGATCAGCTGAATCAGCGCGTCCAGCTGATTGATCTGGTCCTGCTTCTGGATCACCAGCTCCAGCGGGCCGCGCGCCCAGAGCCGCCCGCCCACGGGCTGATAGCCGGTGTGAATCCAGTTGAAAATCGGCTGGTTGTCGTTCGTCTGGTAGGGCAGCGGGCCTGGCTCTTCGCCCTCGCGCACGATCTGCGCGCTCGACCCTTCCCCGACCACCTTGAAGTAGAGCCCTTCGGGCCATTCCTTCGTCGGCTTGCGCCAAATCTCGTATTCGCTCTTGCCGGTGGATTCCAGCTCCTGCCCCGCGCCCCAGGTGTAGGACAGCGGCATCGAGCTGAAATCACTCTGCGTCGCCAGCGTGCGGAGCAGCTGCAGCGAGCGCTCGTGCGGGGTCGTCTCCCAGCTCAGTTTCTTCGCCAGCTCCGGCATCTGCTGCAGGTAGTAGTCCTTCGGCCGCCAGGACATGCGCATCAGCTTCGGCGTGTCCTCGAACGTCGTGTAGATCGCCGGGATCGCAATCTCCCACGGCGAGACCACCACCGTCTTGCCGCGCCCGATGCGCTGCTGCTCCACGATCGGCTGACCGTCCGGCCCGGTCGGCGTGTTGTCGAACGTGAGCCCGCCGCACGTCGGACACGTCGGCACAGGCCCATCGCCCTGCTCCTTGGGCGAGCTGACCTGCTGGCACGTGAGGCAGCGCGCGAACGGGATCGTGAGGAACCCCGACTCGCCGGTCTTGTCCCAGCACGGATGCAGGAACACGTTGCCCGTCACGATGAGCCAGAAATCGTGATCGCGCATCACGCGATTCATCTCGTGCTCTTCGTGAATGAACGGCTGGATCTCGTCCGCTACTTCGGCCGCCGCGACGTTGCGGATGTCGCCGCCGACCGGGCGCGCGAGCGTCGCCAGCTCGATGCCCGCGAACATGGCGAGCAGCGCTTCGACGCCTTCCGCGACCTTGTTCGTGACGGGACGCGGCATCCACTTCGCCATGCGCTTGTCGAGCCACTGGCCGCGCTTGCGGTCGTAGTAGATCCACTGGCGCCCGAGCGTGTAGAGCAGATGGCGCCACCACTGGCGCTCGAATACCCAGCGCGCGTCCAGGCATTCCTTCTTGTCCTCTTCAAAAATCTCCAGCAGCCGCTTGTCGTTCGAGTAGTCCGGTCCCGCGTTCATCAGGCCGGGGGCGCCGAACGCGCGGGCCACGCCCGCGTCGAGCCCTTCCGGTGACGGCGTGCCGGTATCTGGCGGCGGCGAGGTGCCGACTGCAGCGCTCCCGTAGTCCATGACTAGCTCTCGTACGCGTGGTCAATGCCGAGCCGCCGCGCTGCGTCGTCCCCGATGTCCTCGAAGTCGAAGCCGACCGTATTCGGCAGCCCGTTGCCGCTGGTCGTGGTCTCGGCGCGCTCGATGGCGAGCGGCACGATCGGCACCTTGACGAGCGCCTGCAGGATCGCGCTGCGTTCGGTCTCGATCTGGTTCAGGCGCAGACGCGCCCACTCAAAATTGTTCTGCGCGATTTCGAGCTGGCGCTGCGCCAGGTCGAGCGCGCCTTCCGCTCGCGCGCAGCGCTCGCGCTCGGCCGCGAGCAGCTCGGTGAGCGCTTCGATCGCCTTGGTCTGGTCTCGGTAGAACATCACTGCGCCCACATATCTCCGGTCGGGGACCAGTTCTCATCGAAGGCCGGTTCGAGATGCGACCATTCGGTTGTGCCGTCGTCATCGGGCGACACGAGCCGCTGTTCGCGTTCCCACGCCCAGCGCATCTCAGGCGGCATCGCTTCGGGATCGCGCCCGCGTCGTGGCGGCGGATCGGCGGGCAGCTCCGGCCAGAGCATCACGGCGTAGCGCAGCGCGTCGCACAGGTCGTCATCGACCTTGAACGGCTGCTCGCGGCCCTTCTCGCCTTCGAGGTTCGAGGTGTCTTTCCAGCGGTAGGTCTGCAGCTCTTCGAGCAGCATCGGGACGCGCGCCGCGACGAACCCGATGCGCTCCGTTTTCAGCCACGCCTGCACGCGCTGAATCCCGAGCACCACGGAGTTTTCCGCGCTCGACGTCGTGAGCCCGAGATGCGCCAGCTCGATCTGCGCCTGGTTCGCCGTGCGGTCGATCGCCCAGCGCACGTCCTGGTGGCCGTGTGCCCAGCGCTGCAGGTACTCGGCGTGATCGGAGTACGACGACATGCGCCGCGCGTACTCCTGCACGACCAGCAGCCCCTTCGGCGTCGCCACGATCTTGACGGCGGCGAACGGGTGGTCGGCGCCCGGGTCGAGCCCGATCAGGACCGGCAGGTCAGCGGGGATCGTCGGCCAGGTGGGCAGGAACCGCTGCCGCACTTCCTCGTCGCTGTTGAGGACGCACGGCATCGTGCGATGCCCGTAGATGGCGCCCTCGAACGAGACGAATTCCGCCTCATACTCCTGCTTGAACCACAGATCCTCCGTGGTCGCTCGCGCCTCTTCGAGTTCCTCTTCGGTAATGAACGGGTTGTCGATCGTGCGGTAGCGAACCGCCCAGTACCCGGGACGGCGGTACTTCGGGTTGTCCGCCATCTTCCAGAACGTGTGGTACACCCAGTCGTACCCGTTCGGCGTCGTGGTAATGAACGCGGCGCCGCGCTTGTCGATCAGCGCGGGTTTCACCGTGTCCCAGACCAGGCGCGAGACCTTGCGCGCTTCGTCCAGCCACAGCCAGTTCAGGCCAGGCCCGCGCATCCGCTCCGGGTCGTCGGCCGAGCGGAACGCGATCTGCGCGCCGTTGACGAGCGTGAGCGTCTGGTGAAACGCGGACCAGCCCGCCGCGCCCGGCTTGCGCCAGGATTCGGGCAGTACCTGCATCACGGCGGGGATCACGTAGTCGTGCAGGTCGCCGTAGGTGGGCGCGACGCACCAGCCGAGACTGTTCGGAACGCTCGCTTCCTCGACGGCGGCGAGCGCTCCGATCAGCGTCTTTCCACCACGACGGCCGGCGATCAGCGCGAAGCGATTGAACGCGCGAGACCCGTCCGCCAGGCGCTGCCGTCGCGCCGCCAGGAACGCCTGCTGGTACGGGTTGTAGAGCAGCGAAAAGGAATTGCCCGGGTTCGCGTGCAGCGTGGGGGACGGCATCGCTCAGTCCCGCGCGTCGAACGCGCCGACCATCGGCCGGTTAGTGGCGCGTGCGCGATCGGCCGCGCGCAGCACCGACGGTTCCATTTCCATGCGCTTGGTGGCTTCACGCAGCCCACGGATGGCGTCGTTCAGCCCGCGCAGGTCGTCCCGCGCCGCGCGATGCGCAACGCCCCGGGCCGCCTTCTGTTCCGCAGGAATGAGCGCGTGCGCTTTCCTGAAATCGCCGCCGGTCTGCTCCAGCGCTTCGCGCGTTTGGCGCGCGATCAGGGCATTGGGATCCTCGCCGCCGCGCCGGGCTTCCAGCATGTCGTAGCCGTGGAATCCCTCTTCCCGCAGGAAGGCTTTCATTTCGTCGGGGTCACGCAGCAGCCGCTCGACCTGGCCCGTAGGCGCATTGATCCCCGGGACGAACAGGTCGCCGGTCTGCGCACGCGGATCGCCTTTGCTGTACGGCTTGAAGTACCCCGGTCGCGCCGCGTCGTCGGGAATGTCGGGGACGGTGATCCCGACTTCGGCCGCCGCTTGCTGGCGCAGCTTGTGCGCCGCCTGCGTATCGGCCAGCGGGTTGTCGATCGGCCGGATGTTGAAGTTCGCCCAGCCCTGCGGATTCGCTTCGATCAGCTGCTGCAGATGCGGCCGGACCAGCGGGTGAACGGCATAGCGCGGATCCGTCCCGGACATCCGCGCGATCTGGTCGCGCGTGAACGCTTCGCGGAACGCCTTCTGCTCGTCGGGCGGCAGAAAGCCGCCGACGCGGCGTCGCTGCTCCGGTCGATCCTGGCCGACGCGATTCGGCTCGCGCGCCCGTTCGAGCCCGGCCATCGAATCGGCTTCACCAGCCGCGTCAGCAGGTTTGGGTTTCCATTCGACGGCGGGCGGCGGCAGTTCCGGTTCCCATGCGACGGCGGGCGGCAGCTCGCGTTCGGGCGGCAGCGGACGCGGCCCCGTGGGCCGTACCGCAACGGGCCGCGACCCGCCCGCTTCGGCGGCGAGGCTGAACCGCTGCCCGGCAGGCGGCATCTCGACCTTGCTCGCCCAGGAGAGCGGGTCCGCCATCTCGCCCGCTGCCGCGACGGCGCGACCGATCTTGCCGACCGTGCCGGGCGCCTTCGCCGCCGCGCCGCCGCCGAGCGTAGCGACCGTGGAGATGTCGGACGCGGCGCCGATCGGATCGGTGTAGCCCGTGGCGAGCGCCTTGTCGATCGACCCGTAGCGGTCGCCAACGTACCCGGCCACACCCTTGGGGATCGTCCACGGGTCTTTCGCGTGGGCCTGGCCGAGCGCCTGGACGGTCGGGTCCGTGGCGAGCGACGCCGGGCTGCCCATGTACTTCGCGCCCAGCGAGCCCATCATCGCGGCGCCTTCGGCAGTGCCCTTGACGAA